TGCCAGCCGTGGACGGCGAGTTCAATCCAGCGAGGCACGCTCGACCAGAACTGATCCGAGCCAAGCGACGGAACGGCGAACACCGTGCAACGAAACGCGGGATTGAGCTCCTTGAGTTCATGCAGGCGTTCTAGTTTGTGGTTGGTCTCACAGAAGTCATCGAAATCGAACGTCATACATGCGACGCCATGAACTCGAGGTCTTTGCGCTCGAAATAGTCGGGATACCGTTCACGCTGACCGTCTGTGGTCTCATAATGCCATGCCTCGAGGTCCTTGACGTAGCCGCACGTGCCGCCCTGCGAACGCCACCAATGGCAAATCTCGACGTCGTCGTAACCCCACGTCGGGTTGTTCTTGGAGTAACGGAACTCCTCGTAGACCCACGCCGGAGCAGCAAGGAAGATGCCGCCGATCTGGCGCGTCTCAAGGATCTCGGCGCCGTCGATCTGGACGGTTCGGATGGTCTCGGGCGGCTGCTTGAGGCCGAGGATGCGCGGCGAGAGTAGCGAGTCGCGCTTCATCACGAGCTCGCAGACGTTTGCGAGGGTGTCGGGTTGCGTGAGAAGACAGTCGTTGTCGAACTTCACGATGACGTCGTAGCTGTACTCAGAGATCTCATCGAGGAGTCGATTCAGGCCTTGACTGATGCCGATGTTCTTGCTTTGGTAGGCAACACGGAAATCATCGCTTTCTGTGAGCCATTCTGCTGTTCCATCCGACGATCCTTGATCGAGAACCCAATGGTCGTATGGGCAACCCGAGTTCTCTCCCAGACTGGCGAAGCATTCCTTCGTGTAGTCGAGACGGTCACGCGTAAGAGACATCACCGCGACCTTCATGCCGCCGCCTTTGCCGCGCGTCTCATCTTCCGGTTCGGCAACGGCGGCACCTCGCGCGGAGCGAGAAGCTTCTCCAGCGCCGGCTTCCAGTACGCCTCGAGAATATGGTCGGCGTCGTAACGCATCGCGCCAAACCTGGCCGCTGCCGCCATCTGCTCATCGCCGCGAGACTCGTATGCCGCCTCGAGCGCCGAGACGATCTGGCCGACGTCCGGCTGCATCCATGACGCCTCGGCCATCGGGTGATCCCATGGCGTACCGCCAACAGTCCAGCCAGAGAAGCAGAGTTCGGGCATCGCAGTCCAGTCGGTGACGATGACCGGGATTCCGCACGCCTGCGCCTCGATCAGCGGCACGCCGAATCCTTCACCGTAGGACGGATTCAGGAGTACGTCCATGGAGTTGTAGATATCTGCCATGACCTGCGGCGGTACGCCGTTCTCCATCAGTACTGTGTGCGAGACGCGCATCGATTCGATCGGAATATCGAAGCGTGAGGCCATACGCCACAGATCGAGGCCGTTCCTAAATCCCGTCATCTCGCAATGGAGATAAAGGATCGCCCCAGGATGTGCGTTACGAAAGATCGAGAAGGCAAGAAAGCATTCGCTGAATGCCTTTCTGGACGGAGACGTTCCCTGATTGTTTGCAACCATTCCCACGACGAACGCGTCTTGTGGAATGCCGAAGTCGTCCCTTATTGACTGGCGGTCCTTGGGGATAAAGACGTCAGTTTCAACACCGTGGGGAATATAGAGTGGATCTAATCCCGCTTCGTGAAGTTCCTGTTCTCCGAACTTAGACATTGCGATGGGCGTCGCATTCGTGGCGTGAAAGAACGCGGCCACGGGGGGCGGCACTGGCTTGTGATCTACCGGTACCCATGACGCTAGACGACGTGTCTTCTCGATCTCGGCGAAGATTTCGTGGTCGAGAGGCCAAACGTCCATGAGCGTGATGACGAGATCGGCCTCGTGGTGCGCAGACCACTGATAGACGCAGCGGTTCCAGTCCTCTCCGGGGTAAGTCCACACTCCGGACCAGGACATGCCGCGCCCCTGGAGCCCAAAGCCAGACGAGATAGCCAGTTCGACGTCTTCGAGCGCAGCTATTCGTCGCGCAAACAGGTTCGTCTGAACCCCGTAGCCCGTCGGGCACCACGGAGCGACGCTATGCCAGAGAATGCGTCTGCTCACGCGTAGCTCTGGCTGGCATCGTGGTCTTCGAGTTCGTCGAAATAGTTAGGGCAACGCTCAAGGATCTGATCTCCTTCGCGTACGCGTGTTCGGCCCGCGTAGAAGGCTTTGTCGATGCCGTCCACGTTCGCGACGAAGCTCTCGTTCGCGATGTAAATCCTTCCGCCCTTGCGGATGATGGTTGCCATCGTGTCTCCTTTTGTCCCGGAGGGTTGCGGGCCGGCGACCGGGACAAGCGCCGGCCCGCATTTCGGCCCAAGGCTTAGACGCAGTTCGCCTAGAGAACCTTGAGCGACTGGAACGCAGAGTTAGCGCCCAAAGTCGGGCTCAGGACCTGCGATGAGGTGCGCCAGTACGCGTACAGGCCACGCTGGCCAGTCGGGTACCTGTTAGAACCACCGAACAGATGAGGAATGAACTCGACGTTCATTCCGACGCGGTCAGCGATGCCGAAGTACGAGAAGTCGCCGATCACGAGGATCGTCGACCCTGACGTCGTCGGCGTCGAGTCGATGCTCGACCATTCATACGCCGGGTAGCCGACGAGTTCCGGCGGCAGCGGCCCTTGCAGCTGGACCCAGATGTTCACGCCGTTCGACGCGAACTGGCGGACCTTCTGGAAGGTGGCCTTGTTGCCGACGATGCTCGCGTTCGGCCTGTACCGCGGCGAGAGTGCAAGCTCGACGTTGAACAGGTCTCCGACCGCGAAGACGGCAGTCGTCGCCGTCGACGTGACAGCGGTCGCGCCGCCGGCGGCGATGAGGCCCTGCGGCTCATGCGAGCTGTGCCCGAGTCCCTTCAGGAACTTGAGCGACTCCAGCTGATTCTTCGCGTCAGCGAACATGTTCGCCATGTCGCCCTGGATGTTCGCCCAGTCCTCGGCGATTTCGATCGACATCGGCACGAACGCGAACGCCTTCTCGATGTTCGCGGTCGGTTGTGCGACCGTCGGCGCGTTGTCGGAGGCCTCGGTCGCTTCCGCGTTGAAGCCAGCGGTGATTCCGGTCGAGTTGATCCACTCGACCGTGTTCACACTGGTCTGCCTGATCCGTGCGAGTCCGCGGATCGGGTTCGCGACCCCGGCGTTGGTCAGAAGAAGCGTCGTGTCAAGATCGACCGGGACGGCGAAACCGCCGGCCGTGGTCGTCAGCGACGCGGTGCGCTCCATTTCCCGGCCGGCGATGCCGGTCCGGACGTAGGTAGCGAACTCCTTCTTGTACTCCCTCGACGAGGTGGTGATGAAGCGAACGGCAACCTCACGGTCGATTCCCACGAGCTTCTCGGCGTCCGCCTGAGCATCCTCGTGGTTCGCATACTGGACCTGGTTGCGGTAACTCTCATCGATCAACTTGCGAGCACCATCGCGATATGCCTCCTCGAGGTCATCGAGGTCGCGGGCTCGGCCACGATACTCCTCAAGGGCAGTCGGATCGTCCGGGACGCGACCCTGCTTGCGGGTCTGGAAGTGCGCCCCTCTGGTCGTCGCTTCCGACTCGACATTCCTCTCGCGCGTCGCGAGAGCCTCGATCGTGGCGCGACGCTGCTCCAACTCATCGACGAGAGCCTGGAGTTGCTCTAGCTCCACGCCGAGTGCGTTCCAGCGGGCTTTGCCTTTCTCGTCGAATGCCTCGCCGTCGTACTGGACCTGAAGATCTTTCAGTTCGGTGCGGATCTCATCCATCCGCTCCAGGGACTTGCTTACAGACGCCATTGTGGCGCCACCTCCTTGTCCCGCTTGATGCCCCAGAGGGGCTCGGTTGACGTGGTCGCGGCGCTCTCGTTCGTGGCCGTACGGCCGGCGTCAGAGTAGGGTGCGTGTGCCCCGGAAAGGTCTTTGAGTAGCTCAATGATGTTTCTCATCGCATCCGCGTCGGTGTCGCCCGACGCGATGAACGTTCGTGCCAGATCGATCATCTCGTCGACAAGGTCGCGGTCGTCGCTCGTGGCGGCCACCTTCTTTGCGAGTTCGTCTGCCGGAAAGCGTCCGAGCACGAACTCGTCGGTCAGCGACCTTACAGCCGCACTCGTACCGCCATATGCCGGGAACGGCGTTGGGCCGAGTTCGCGCATGTAGGCCTCGGTGATCGTGCGTTCGAGGATTCCGTTCGGGTTCGAGACTCGCTTGCGCTCGTCATTCTTGCGGACCGTACCGAACCTGAAGCTAGAACCGTAAAGGCCCGCCTTCAGGCCGGGCACAAGCGATCGGCAGTAGTCGGTGTCGAGCATCTGGACCTCGTAATGGACTCCGTCGTCGCGCTCAGACAGATCGGTGATCGGCCCCAGCGGCTTCATGCCAATGCTGGGGTCTTGGCCGTGATTGAACAGACAGCGGATGCGTTCGCGCTGTTCGCTGATCGTCTTCGTGAACGCTCCCGGCATGAAGCGCTCCATGAAGTGTCCCTCGGTGCGCGAGTTGATCTCAGTCCATTCGTTGTAGACGGCCCCACGTCCGTGCAGTACCGGCATGCCGTCCTTGGAACGTACGATCTCGAACGGGAGCGATGTCCTTACGAGAAGATCGCGCGGCGGGAGATCGTCTACCTCGTCGCTTCTACCCGAGTTGAGGGATTTCAACATCGCCTGCGCCTTGGAGGTTGCCTCGGCCTTGGCGGCGTCGGGCACAGTCGAGTCCGGGATGCGTGCGAGCGCGTTCCTTACATGGTCGGCGTCCGGGTTTCCATTCTCGTCTTTCACTGGAAAGTGACGGAGCGAGCGCGGCTCGGTTTTACCCGCTTCATCTTTTTTTCCGCCGGGTTCGATGTATAGGAACGATGAGTCCGGGAGCGAGTCCACATATGCGGTCGTCCAAGTTGCCATCAGTTATTCGCCCCCTTTCGCGGGCACAAAAAAGCCCGCATCTGACGGGCCTCGAG